GAGTAGACACGATAATAATCTTGGAAGTTTTACCAGATGAGATAACGGGGTAAACAGAGTTAAAGAATTCTTCAGCAATGTTGTTTGGAACGAACGCAAATTCGTCCAAGAATACCAAGTTAAACGATCCACCACGAATTGCAGAACTGGATGTTGAAGCGGCGATAATCTTTGAACCGTTTTCCAGTTCAACGTTACCCTTGTTCCATACCACAACACCTTGTTGCAACCACATAGGCAAGTTTTCGTATGCCAACTGGTACTTGGCCAAAATGTCACGTGCAAGTGAACCCTTGTTCGCCAGGACGGCCACGTTTTGTGTGTCAGTAAAGAGTGTCAACCAAAGAAGATATGCCACGGAGGTGGTTGTCTTACCAACCTGACGGGGACATTTAGTGATTGAGAATCTATTCTCATGGTATGTGCGGATCATTTCCTTCTGGAAATCCCACATCTTGAACTTCATTAGACCTACGTCAACGTTAACAATCGTTACATAGTTTTCTGCAAAATAGATTGGGTCTTTGGCACACCTGATGTATTCATCTACTTGTTCTTGTGTGTACTTGACCTCAACGCCCGCCTTCTTTAGTAACGGGTTGTCACGATACGTTTCTTTTGAATCTAAGTCGTAGTCTTCAATTTCTACTGCCAAAGCACTTCCCCTATCGGCAATTTGCCGTGTGCTGTTCCTGGTTGTGTGCAGTAATTATTTGCACAGTGATGTATCCAACATTCTGAGAAGTTGTCAATAGGAACTAAAAGACGATGCACAAAACCTGGTGGCACATCATCATAAATGTATTCACTGTTTGCAGATTCGGCATAACCAAATCTATATGAACAGGTAGTATATGTATAGGATTTTGATTTTACGTGTTGTTCAACCAACTCTCTATCCATAACCATAAGACCTTGATATGGTTGTTGTAACGATGCAAATCTTTTGCCATCAATTACAACTTCTTTGAATTGTTGTTTGTGAGTACAATCTACCGAATACACATTGTTATTGTTGTATTCCACTCGGTGCATACCCGGTAGAAAACCTTTACTTTTCATCAACTCTCTGTTAGTTATCCAGTAATCCATCAATTCTGGTGTCAACACATGGTCATCTTCTGTGTAAACAAAATGTGTGAAGTCTGACTTTAGAAAGTCGTTGAGATATAGTTTGTGTGCCCAAGTTAGGTCCCAATTGTTGGTCATACCCAAGATTTGGTGCACCGGTACCTTACATTCAAATGCTTCGTTACTATTTACTATGATTCTGGTTTCTTCGGACGGTATCTGAAGAATTGAATCTATAACTTTATTGAGGTAAGGTAGTCTGTGTTCTTTATAATGAAAGGCAATATTCACCCAAAGCTTCATTGCTTGTTACCTTTAATCAATTTATTCAGTTCATCGGTTGAACCGACAAACACAGCATTATTAATTTTGGTGTCACCAACACCATCTTTCTTCTTGCCGTCCATCTCACGCATTTGTTTCTGTACGTTCAGCAACTCTTTGTTGGCATCAACAAGGTTCTTCAACAAAGTACCATAAACTTCAAATGCACGTGGGTGTTGACCTGCTTTGGCAATCTGATAGATTTCTTCCATTGCTTCTTTGCCGTGGTCTAGTAACTCTTGTAGGTTATCTTTTGTTTGACCATAGGCGTCCTTCAAGTCCTGTTTTAGGTCATTATCGCTGACCGCAGGCTTGTTCTCAGCATCGACAACAGGAACCAAAGGCTTTGCCTTTTCTTCCACTGGCGTCACATCAAAAATCTTTTCCATGTTTTTGTCAAATGTATTCATAGTTCTAAAACTTATTCACCCTCTACAATAGTGGTGGTATATGTATAATTGCTATTTGCCTCAGCATCAACTGGGTTTGGAGTAACAGTGATGGTGGCAAGAGTATTTTGGCTCATCGATGTTGTTACATGTGAAACAAAATTGTAGTTACTGTTTGTAATTGTTCCTATAATCTTTTGACCTGTGACAAAGTTTCCACTTATGTTAGTGAGCACTAAGTTATTGTTTGACCAAGAAACAACTTTAGCTGTGGCTGTGGCTGTTGGGTAGGAATACCCTTGGTAAACAAACTCTCCAACTTGATAGTTACCTAGACCAGAATCCACATTGAAAACAATTTCGTCATTCTCGGAAATGTTATTCATAATGTGTGTGATGGATGTCTTAATAATACCACCGGTAGGAGTAACAGGTCCAAAAATGAAACCTTTTACCGTGAAGTCGAATGTCCAGATAATGATTCTGGTTTCACGGTCACGATTGCCTTCATAGTCAACTTCTTGGTCAGCAGAGTTGAGTATGATTGGAACTTCTTTGATGATTCCCATTTCAGGAATCATGTTCAATTTGATTGTGTAATCTGGTGTGAAGTAGGAAAGGATGTGTTCTGCAACCTGTGTACCATCTTCAATGTTTCTTACATAGAGGTACAACTTGAAGTTGAAGTTGTAGGGCACAGGGTTGTATTGCGAAACGATGCCATTGTTTGTGCTGGCAAAGTTTCTGGTGTTTGTGTTCTGTTTTCTACTTGAATCGTAGGTGAAACCTGTCATTTCAAAGGAGAAACGAGGCAAAGTAATTTGAACCTTCTTGTCAAGGTTTGGATCTGCCTGTAGACGGCGAACATAGTTTTCTTTGTCAGCATAGGCAATAGGAACCAAGATACGTTCTGCTTCAGAATTATCTGGATTATATCTAACCAATGTAATGTTGTTGAACAGGTTGCCGAAACCGACAACCAGTTTTCTCATGGTTCTATTGTAAAACGTATTTGCCATTATAGATTACCGAAAGGATTTGATTCTGAGAAGTCGATGATTGAATTGGCCTGACCTTCAATATAGTTGTTATCGTAGGTGTCAGTATTCAAACGAACATTCAATGGATCAAATGTTGTTATTGTCCACGATGCGGTAGAATCTGCACCCTTGGCATACACTCCGTCTTGGAACTCACCAGCAATATTTGATACCACCAATTGCTTGACTGGTGCGTTCCAAGATTGAACGACCGCCACAACACTGGCGTTGGCCTGTGTGCCATCGGCCGATTGGAACACAATCTCATTGATATTATAATCACCGTGACCAATACCGACACTCAATGTCATATTATAAGAGTTGTCGGTGACAACATCATCAATGTCTTGAATACCAGTAGAGATAATTTCATGTGAGTATTTGAATTTCTCAAGTTCGATTTCGTAAAAGAATGGATACTTGCGGCCCAACTGGAAGAAATCTGCCGTCTGGTTAACAAACTTGATTTCAAACAGTTCACCTGTGCCGTTTAAGAAAGGCACATACACCAAGTCACCTTCACGTGGTCTAGTGAATGAATTTTGTGGCACTCGTTGTCCAAAAGAACGCTTCGACAGAATGACGTTGACGTTGTTTTTGATTTCCAAACCAAACTTGGAGAAGAATTCTCGTTCACCAGAATACTCTGTGGCGTTCGCCAGATACATTTCTAATGGGAAGGCAGTGTTAAATTTCTTAACAGGATCTTCACCATACAACAAATCTCTTGCCTGGTCATTGTCGTTAGGCAAATAGTAGGCGTCAAAACCCATTATCTTAATGGATTCAACTATTAAGTCCTCAATGACCCTTTGGTCGGAGTACTTGGCACTATAAAGGCTGAAATACGGTGATGTTGCCATGTTAGTTCATATACCATTCAAGCATGCCGCCGTAGTTCTTTTCCATATCAAGCTCTAGTGCTTGTATTTCTTCTACTGCTTCATCGTATGTTTCTTTACCGTTCAATGTCACACCGCCTGGTAGTTGTAGACCACCAAACTTCTTCATGTTGTTGCCCCAAGTTCTTTTGATTAATGCAGTTGAGTATTCTTTCAACCAACGGTCATTCCAAACTTTACCGTAGAAGTCTGGGTTGATTGATGTGTAACACTCAGCAATAACTGTTGTACCAACTGGTGCTTCGGATGCACCCCATGCCCAATCAATATACAACTTTTCTGTTGCACGTTGGAATCGGATAGGCACTTCACCAGTGAACATCAGTTCCAAAGAACGTAGATGTTGTTGTGTCATGGTGAAGTTGATGTACGATGCCGATGTGAAATCGTACAATTCGTTTAGACGTAGTTGGTATCTCAAATCAAACATGTTGATTGAGGATTGTGAATCTTGTACAGGGAAGATACGGGTTACACCAAGTACCGTGGTTGCATTGTTGGACGTGTCGGTAATGTTAGACAAACTCAGGAACTTATTATTAATGTCCTCTTGTGTCAGTTTGTGAATGTAGTAAACCTTCTGCATACCATCGAAATGGTAGTCTTGCCAGTATTGCAATGCATCGTCAATACGGTCTTCGACCTGGTCATCATCCACGTTAATGTCGATAACTGGTGCACCTAGGCGTCTTAGACAGTATTGTTTGAATTCTTCTCTTGTGGTAATAGTTGCCATGTTTGAGTACCCTTATGATAGGTTATTTATTCAATCTCTGGAAACAAACAATTCTGTATAAAATTCTGCACGGTTTCCGCATCATAACCAAGTGACTCCATTACTTTTGGAGTGTGTGGGTTTTGTTTCTGGTTGTAACAATACTTGTTCTGTTCGTCTTTGTATTGTGGTCCTGTCATTTTCTTTTCATATGAATCTAGTGATTGATACAGATACAGACCTTCCAGGTAAGCAATCAGTGAACGTTTTGACAGGTCCAGTATCTCATTCAATTCAAATTCTGTGTTGATGTTGCCTGCGGCCACCATGTTCTCACTGAAAATGTTCTTTGCCCAATCAGGTAAGTTTCTTTTCTTTGACCATTCCTTGCCTTCTACCTCGTTTGCAAACCATGTACATAATGGATGGTTAACATCACCAGTCGGACTGAAATCGTGAAATGCACCCGTCACTTTGTTTGGTCCTGCAATCAGGTCAAACCCATAGATTGGTGCGGTGTCCCAGGTCTTAGGGAAAATACACAAGTGCATCATATACAGTTTCTTGGTTTCTCTGGCATCAACCACGTCCAAGTGTGCCCTACGAACAAAGGCAGAACAATACACTCGGTTTTCCCATTCAAACGGATGTTTTTCATCCGATTCGAAAGTGTATTGTTTTAATATCTGTCTAAAATCTTCTGTGTGTTTTTGTAACTTATTGAAGATTATACTCATTGGCCAATTCTCCAAATAATTCAATCATATAGTCAAAACAAATGTTGGCTTCGTTACCTAGGTCTTCTGTCAAAACCATACGAACCTTTTTGATAAGTTCACCACGGTTTTCAAACTCATACATCTTACCCTCTGACGGCACAAGACCTTTGATGATTTGACCACCATACATGTCACCAAAGTGGTGTACATACACGTGTGCCATAATCTGTCTCTTGTCTTCCAATTGCTGTAGGTGTTTTATATATTCTGCTGTGGATGTGTAGACCTTACACTTAGAAGTATCAAACTGTTCAAGGTCTTCAACGATTGCCTCTGTTCTACAGATTTCAGGGAAGTCATCCAATAGTTTTGATGCATTGGCCAAAGATTCAATTGCTGCATAGTGCAGTTTCATATTGTACAGGTAGTCTGCATACATTTCTTTGGTAATGTTACCACTCAAAAGCAGTTTAGAAAAAGGTAATTTTTCAATGCAGTCGTGTTTTGTTTGTGTCTGTTCTTTTAATGTAGCCATAATGTTTTCCTTTTAATCAATTACAAAACTTCAATGTATAACTGGCCATCATAACCAGTTATCAAACTATTGTAACCAACGTATCCGTTTCCGTCACCCGTGAATAGGTATGAACTTCCACCTGAGGGTCCGGAGGAGTTACTACTACCACCTACCCATCCGCCACCGCCGGCAGAATCGTTGTGTGTTGCACTTGTTGTTGAACCACCAGCACCCATACCAAAACCACCAGAAATGCTGTTACTGCCATCAGAGTTGTATGGTGCAGTATAAGCGCCGCCGGCGCCACCGTTAACAAAAGAAGCACCGGCGCCAGTATATGTTGTTGTTAGGTCTGTGCTCCAACTACCACCGGGACCAACACCCGAACCAGCAGAATATGGTGTTCTTGTTGTTGAAGCATCTCTACCCGCTTGGTCTGAAGATTCACCAGCGCCTCCGCCAGCAATTATTAATGGAAATACTGTGAGTCCCAACCAACCGGGAGTAACCGAATAACTGGCCGCATCACCACCAGGATTTCTAGATATTGCAATTCCTGATGCACCGCCGCCACCATCACTACTGTGTGATGTGTATTGGTTTGCGCCGCCTTGTCCTACACCAACCACAATTATGTCGCCAGCTTTAAAGTTGAATGTATATTGTAAGTATGTGCCACGACCAACACCTCTGTTGTATCCATCTTTACCACCATTGGCACCGACTGCATTAATTCTGCCTGTGAAATCTGAAGGAACAACCCATTTTTGAAATCCGCCGGATAACGATGTTGTTCCTGCCAAATATGTTCCCGCATAAGCGGCATTTAATTGTGCTTGTGATGGTCCACTTCTGTTTGTTGGATCGCCATAATTTCTCTGTTGCTGTGTAGCTGTTCCAGAATTATTGATGAAGCGTAAAAATGTTCCTGTTGGTATACCCGAACGATTAAACGCACCAAATGTTCTGGATGAACCTGCACCAAATGTTCCAATTAATGGCATAATCTAATCCTTAAGCGAATTTGGACGCACTAGCTAAAATAGTATAAGTTGCGCTTGCAGTTTTTATTAAACTGAAAGAATAGGAGTTGATTGTGTTGGCATCACCTGTACTTGGTGCTGATGCACCCAACCACTTTGGTGTTATTGTTACACCATCAACTTGAACCGTTGTTGGATAATATGGTGTGGCACCTTGTGATACCAAAATTGCACTTGATACTGCTTGTCCAACAGGCATTGTTGAGTTTAGTGTTGAAACACCATCATAAACAAAATTGAACGTCATGTTACTTGTGGAGTTTGCTGTGTAATAGAACACACTTCCACTATTCAAGTAGATGTTCATTGTACTTCCTGCAGCAGAAGCCTGAACGTTTGCCGATTCAAAGATACTGTGTATCGAAGACAACTTGTTTACTGTCAAAGAGTTTGTGTTGACAGTTGATGTTGTGAAGACACCACCGTTACTTAATGTGGCAAGTAATGTACTACCTTGACCACCATTGTAGAAGTTTATGCCGTCTGTACCGGCAACACTAACTCTAGCGTTACCTGTGGAGTAATCAACTATTGCACCACCAAGGAACGGGCCAACATATGCACTGTTTACAACAATACCTTTTGTGTTTACAGTATTTGATGTGATGTTATTTGAAGTCAGGTTAACTGTGGTAAATGTATTTGATGACAATACATTCGATGTGGTTGTGTTTGCAATAATAACGTTGGCATATTCTGTTGTCTGGAACACATCCGTGTTTACAGTTGTCGTTGTTCCTTGTACCAACAAGTTTCCACCAATCGTAACATCACTTGCCGTTGTTACCTTATTCACAGTAATGTCACTGGTCCATTGTCCTGTTCCGTTTGCCGCAAAGGCAAGAACCTGATTAACTGCACCTGATGGTAAAGTGTTGCCCCATTGTCCTGTGCCGTTGGCAGCCAAATACAACACTTGATTAACTGCACCTGTAGGTAATGTATTTGCCCACTGAACTGTACCGTCTTGTTTTAGTTGTAGGAATTGTGTTGCTGAACCGGATGGATATTGATTAGTCCACTGGCCTGTACCATTAGCTGCAAAAGAAAGAATTTGATTGACTATACCAGGTTGCAACACATTCGCCCAAGCTGGAAAACCAGATACAACTTTTAACACCTGATTGTTGGCGCCGATGTTTAGTACAGAATTGGTGTATGTGCCTTGATAAGTAATGTCGCCAGGTTGACT